GCCACATCCTGCCGTACACGTACCTGACCCCGTCGTGTACCGCCATTGCGGTGAAGGCGGTGAAGTCCTCCCCGTGGTAGGCTGCATCTACGTGGCACTCGCCGCCCTCGACGAGGCTCTGGTCGGCCCCCACCTTTGGGCTGGTGAAGATAACGTCATCGGACGGGATGAACCGTAGCTCGTAGTTAGCAGCCCAGAGGGAGGGTGTCATGCGTTCCTTGATGTGCTTGGCGTCCTCCTCCGTCATGACCTCTGGCATGGTGGTGTAGTCCCACTTGCGGGGCTTTGGCATCAGGCTACCAGCATCGTCAACGTGCCACGGCGTCATAGTGTTTACTATCCTGCCGCCACGGTTCTTGATGTTCTGTAGCTCCATGTAGACGGACTTGGTGTGCTCGCGCTCCGCCCTCGAAGTCCTGTCCTTGAGGTTCACTATATCGTCCGTGAATATCACGTCGTAGTGCTTGCCCGTCAATGAGCCGTTCACGCCCATGCCAGTCAGCTGCGAGCTGCCGCGCGGGTCGTTGGTGAGGTTTGTCGACAGCTCGTTCTGCGTCGATGTGGTAAGCACCACCTGAACGCCCCATATGGCGAGGGAGATTGCCCGCGTGTCCTCCGATTCGAGCATCTTCCTCACCTGCGCTATGACCTCCTTCACGTCTGAGTCGGTCTTGCGCATGAACGCCACTCGGAGGTTCGGGTACAGCACCATGATGAGCGCCAGCGAGCCAGCGACGCAGGTTGTCTTGCCAGAGCCACGGAACGCCTGAATGGTCTCGTCCTCCTTGCCGAAGACCATTATCCGCATCCATTCGCGGTAAACGGGGCTTTTCCTGCCGAAGCCCATGAGCCGCAGGTAGTTGTCGGGCCTCGCCTTTAGGTCGCGTATGAGCTGTTCGGCGTCCATCACACGTAGTCCCATCTAAAGCCTTTAAAGATGCCGCTTTTCTTGGCCCTTCTTGCTGCCCTGCTTATGCCAACCTGACTGATTCCAAGCTCCCTCTGAACGTCCCAAGCACAGTCCCAGACCCTTATCAGCTTGCCGTCCTCGGTCAGCTGCGCAACTGGTTTCATCTTCCACTTGCGCGGGTTGTTGCCGAGAACGTCCATGCTGTGCCTTACGTTCTCCTTGTGGCTGCACCACTCTAGATTTGACACGTTGTTGTTTGAGCCGTTGCCGTCGATGTGATTGACGCACCTGAGGTTGTCGGGGTTAGGTATGAATGCCACGGCTACGAGACGATGCACCTCAACGTCAACCTGCCTGCCGTTGTCCCAGAGCGTGACTTCCTTGTAGGTGGTGTTTCCTCGGCTGCTGCCGTCCCTCTGCTTGAGAATCATGTCCTCGTCAAGATGATAGAACTTCGTGGCCCTTGCCACGCTTTTCACTCTCCCGAGGTTTGACACCATGTATTTGCCAGTGAAGTCATGGCCGTTATAGACAATCCATTCCCAACGCTCGTCCATGTACACCTCCAAACTTGTTTTGTACATGATACCACATTGGGAATAGATATAAAACTTAGTCCTCTGCCAGAATGCGTTCCACTCGCTCACGTGCCTGCGGGTCGATGGTGTCCACCTCGACGCGCTGGACGGGCATCTCGCCAACGGTGTCACGGATGAATTGGACGGCCCGCATGTCTCCCTTGAGTGCTTTCTGATAGACCCTAGTGACGAGGGCCGTCACGCCATCGGTGGTGTTCCCTTCCTTGTCGGTGAACTCACGGGAAAGCAGCTCGTCAAAGGCCTCGCGCATGGCCTTACGCCTGCGTCTGGACTCTGCGGAGGCACGTCCGCCCTTCTTGGCTTCCTCTTGGGTGAACACGTGCTCTGATGGTCTGAGGTTCTGCTCGTTAGCCACGGGTGTAAATCCTCTCTATGCCTCGCATGGCACCAGCATAGTCACCGTGTTTGGCCTGCCCTATGAGTGTCCTGCCTTGTTGCTTTGTAAGCTCGCCGCGATTCACGCATTCCGCTATGACTTTGCATAGGTCTTTGGTTCGCTTGCCAATGTTCGTTCCTTAGTGAACGTTGTGCTCGTCTGCTAGGACTTCGTTTCCATAGAGCCTCACGGAGTGTGCTGCCTCTCTGAGGTCGTGCTTGACGTAGAACTGCTTTCCAGCTTCCCTCAAGATTGCGACAGCCTCGCTGAGGAACGCCGTCCAGTCTATCGTTTTGTCGATTCCTTTGTAGTTGTTGATTTTGCCGACCTTGTACACATCTACGTAGTCAAGCGTGTGCTTGATGAGTCCTATGGTCTGCTTCGGGTCTATCGTAGGCTCCATGCTTACGAAGGTCCTTATTCCGGAGTCGTGGAGTGTCTTGAGCATGTTGCACCGTTCCCTTGGAAGTGCGGCATTCGGCTCCCACTCCTTGCTGTCTTTGACCGAGGCGAATGTCAACGTGGTGCCCACCTGTATGTGCTCGCCAAACTGTTCGAACACGTCGATATCGCGTAGCGCCCTATCTCCTCCTTTGGTGAGGATTGCGACTGGTACCTTGTACCGCGCTAGGATTTCTAGGCAGTCTCTCGTCGCTTGGTTTGAGTCCATGGTGTCACAGTACACATCGCCGATGAATGAAAGCAAGACTTGTTCTTTTGGGACATCGCCTTTTGCGAGTTCCTGTTCGAGCTTCTTTGCTATGTCCCAGCGGGGCCATGGCTTCTTTCCGTACTCCTCTTGGGTCATGTGCTTGATTGCTGGGGCATAGCAGTACTTGCATCCATGGGTGCAGGTCATATAGATGTTCAGTGCCTTTGGGCTGTATTCCCTAGCCCTGCCTTTCGGCGTGTAGATTACGGACATGGTTCCTCCTTTGGCCTTTTGCCTCGTGGCTTTTTGCCACATTAGTATTATAGCATATTCTATACGACGAAGTACCCGTACTCCTTGTCAAATGACGTTCTTTCTGGTCTGTAGACAGTTATCGTCCTGATTCCGTTTTCATAAAGCATGGCATGGAAGTATTCCCTTCCGTAACCATTGAAGAGTGTTGGCGCCTCTTTGTACATTTCCTCGATTCCGAAGTGCCTTATTGCCGCGTTTCCAATCGAAGAGATTGAGTTGCCGATGCATGTGTAGACTATGACTGTCCCTTTTTTCAGAGTCTCGTTTCGGAAGATTTGCTCCACTTGCTCGAACGGTATCCCGTAGGAGTCGATGTCGATAACATTGAATCCAGACAGGTCGATTGTGGGTATTACTTTTCGGTTGTCGGCGTAGAGATTCTTGCCTTTGCCTTTTTGCTGCTCAACACCATAGTATCTAGAGCACTGGAAATATGACCACAGTACGTTTTCACCTGCGAAGAGGTCTAGTACTTTAAGCTCATTGAGGTGGCTTGTTGCGACTTTTCTTAGATATACCTTTTCTGAAAGCTTTGCATTGTCGGTCTGTATGGAGTGACCCATTCCGCTAGTTGAGAGTTGTTTTGACCTCGACACCATCAACCTCCTGAAGGGCCATTATCGCGTCTATTACCTCGTCGTTCTTGTTGATGTCAACTGTGATGAGGTAGTGCACCTTTTCGAACGGTCGCAATCCGACTTCCTCTAGGTCTGGCATGTCTTCCTCATCTAGATTTGGTTGGTCTGCGACTATCTCGAAGTCAAAGTCGGCCATGTCTATCGACGTAATCTTGTCAAGCTCGGATTGAAGGATGTCTATGTCGAAACCACTGTTCATTGTTGTTTGGTTGTGCACCAGCGTGTACGCCCTACGCTGCTCATCGCTGAGATAGTCGAGATAGATGACGGGCAAACTCTCGATTCCTAGCTTGCGTGCCGCCATCAGGCGTCCGTGGCCCTCGATGATGACCGACTCGCCATCCTCGTTATGCCATGCGGCGATGGGGTCGGCGAAGTTGAACTCCTCGATGCTTGCGGCAATCTGGTCGACCTGTTCTGCTGGGTGGAGTTTGGCGTTTCTATCGTACATCACGAGGTCATCGGTAGGAACCATTACCACCTTTAGTTCTGCCTGTGGCTTCACTTGTTCTCCTTCCGTAGGTTGCAGCAGTCATCGGGGTTGGCGTTCACGTTCCTCGGCTTCTTGCTCGCGAACTCATGATAATCAACCCTCCCTAGGTCATCCCGCATCAGGCCCTTGATGTAGCCCGACTTGTTGGGCACGGTGCTCAGCTTCTCGACCAGCTCGGGTTCCCGCTCTGGGTTGAATCGCAGGAGCACCTGAACGACCTTGGCGGCATATCTGCGATTGGCCTCACGCTGTCGCTCAGCCCTCTCCTTCTCGCTCAGCATTCACTCTCCTTGCCTTCTGTGTGTGAGCGCTAGTATACCATATTCCAATCTGCTATACGTCTGACTTCTTGGCGCGGGCAAACGGGCAGAAATCCGACACAGGGCAGTAGCTGTCGCACTTGGTGTCCTCGCCTATGCGGTGCCGGATGTGTGTATCACTGAATAAACTCAAAGCCGTAGCCTCCTGTATGCGCAAGTTGCCCATGGCAACACTTCGATATGTTACTGATTTGTGCGTTGCTGGCTTCTGCTGCTTTTGTCAGGCTTGCAAACTCAACCCCATCTGAGCGTCTTACCTTTTTGCGATTGCTTCTTCTGTTCTCTGCCTTAATGAGGCCTGTTCTGATAGCATGACGAATATTGTGTCCGTGTGTGCACCATTCAAGATTCTCGACTCTGTTGTTCTCCTTGTTGCCGTCAATATGATTCACTTCTGGGAGTCCGTCTGGATTATCGAGGAACGCAACTGCTACAAGCCTGTGGACCTTGATTGTCTTCTCTTTGCATCCTTTGAGAAGTTGAACGCCATAGTACCCGTCACGAGACTTTGCTTGTCTCCTTATACGTTCCCTGATGTGCATGTCTAGCGTCTTGCCGCCACGACGCATTTGTACAATTCTGTCTAGGCTCTTGACCCTTCCGTAATTGCTGACCTGATAAAACCCTTCGTATCCTTCGATATCCTTCCAGACTTCCATTTGCCCTCCGTTGGTATAAACTGGTTACTAACTACATGGTAACACGGTTTGTCCGTGTGGGCAAAATTGAGCGACTGGGCAATACATGAGGCACTTTGTATCTTCGCCCTTTCTATATTCGACGTGAAAGCCTTTTCCCTGCTTCTCTGATAGTTGTGCGGCAAGGCTGTTAGCCGCATCCTCGGAATCGAGAACTCTGGTGGCTCTTTTCGCGCCGAGCTTGACCACCGCCCACTTATCATCCTTGTGCCATCTCTGCTCTTGTGTGCATGGAATCAGCTGACTGTCGGGCCTCTTTTCCTGCTCTTGAACCTCCGTAAACCACCCTGCTATGAAGTTTTCTGCAAGCTCCATGTCATGATTGTTGAATCGCCACGCCACCTTTTGGACCTGATGTTGTGGGTAGTCGCTATCGAATCGGGCCTTCGACTTCACCCAATCCCTTAGAATCATGACTATCTCGCCGTTCCAAGCCTCGAACCCCATCTGCTGCAACATCCAACAATATAGAAGCACTTGCATCTTGTAATCATCGAATTCCTGCTTCTGCCACTTAATTGTCCCTGCGGTCTTGTAGTCGGTGACGATGCCCGTGCTGTCATCGTACAGGTCGAAGATTCCAGAAAGCGAGTACCCGCTGAGGCTACCGTCAAGCTGGCACTCAATCCAGTTCTCCTTCAGCTGGCTCTCGCTCTCATTTGAGTTTTGCAGTATCTCGTGCACGGCGCTTCCGAAGATGGCCCACACCATGTCGGCCACATCGTCGGTCAGCTCGTCGCTGTGACGCCTCTTCAGGATTGCCTCGCACGTCCCGCCCAGAAGCTCGGTCACGCTGTAGCGGCCTTCTGTGTACTCGTGGTCATTGGTTGCCACGTCCACGAACGGCTGTGGCAGGTTGAGCTTGTTGGTCAGAATCATGATGCCTCCTTACATCGATGCCCATAGGGCACCAGCGAACAGAAGCGCATAGAAGATAATCGACACGATGACAAGCTGAACCCCAGTAATCAGGTACCCGAGGATGCGCTTGGGCCTTTCGGCCTCCCACCGTCTCTGGGCCTCCCTCCGAAGGTAGCGCTCGTGCCGCCTGCGATGGACGTCTGCGTAAATGTCGTTCATGTCACTCACCCCTCGTCTGATAGGCGAACTCGTCCAGAAAGTAGATTGCCTCGTAGGCGTCGTGCACTGGGAAGCTGTTGTCGGAGGTCTTGCCCGCCGCCTCCTGACGCTCAATCCATGCGTCGAGAATCCTTCTAGCCCTCAGCAGTGTGTCGCGCTCGCGTGCGCTCAGCTTGCCGTCTTTGGTCATGACCATACTCCCGTCTACTCGTAGGGGTCCGTTTCCCCTTCTCGCTAGGTATAGTATAGCTTATGGCTCGCGGTGACGTCAAGCGTCAATCTTCGTTAGTTTATTTTGTCGTGTGAGAATTGATGTACTCGTTCACGTTGCTGCCATCTGCCATCGACCAGTTGTCAGCCAGGCGATAGCCGTCCTCGATGTAACTTGTAGCGATGGCCAAGCCTAGACCCCATCACTCCTCGCCTCCAATCGCGCGCAGGCGGTCGGCCAGCGCGTGCAGCTCGTCATCCTCGAAGCCGCGCACCGTCAGCGCGTCCAGCTCGTCCGCCAGCGACGCGGGCGTGTCGGCGGGCTCGGGCTCGTCGGCGGGCTCGTCGGCGTGGCGGCAATCCTCGGGCAGGTGGTGCACACCATCCGAGCATGACAGCATCCAACAGCCCGGATGCAGTACCAGCTCGGCGCACGCATGCGTGTCTCCGTGCCTGTCCTTGTAGAGGTATTCGCCCCCTGTCCAGCGCACCCCGTCCGCGTCCACGGGCAGGCGCACCAAGCCGTGCTCGGCAAGCTCGGTGTCGGTCATGGCGTCCAGCGTCACGGTTCTTGCGCTTGAGATATCTTTCGCTCCGCACTCGTAACCCAGCTCCCAAGCGTCTTGCAGCAGGTTGACTATCTGCGCTCTCAGCTCGCTCATTGTCATTCGTCCCTCTTTCTCCTGCATTCGTCCCTCCTCCGCTCGTCTATCTCCTCGTCCTCCACGCCGCTCACCAGCG